CGTGTGGGCACCGCGTGCGAGGGGGGGGGTGGGGACCCCCGACGGGGCTGTGTAGTGAGATCACCCCCCCATCAAGAAATAAAAGGACAAGGTGGTGGTGGTGTGACGTAATGTGTGTTAGTATGTGGCAAACCAAGCTCTTGAAGGGAGCAACATGGACGATCTAGTTCGGATCTACAGGGAGGCGGGCTGCGTTGTGAGGCTGACGCACAACAAGGCCATCGGTGTTCAGATCGCCACGAAGAACCAGGAGTACGCCAATAAGCTCAGGCTCAAGTTCGGTTGTAAGGCGGGCTTATCACGAGGCCACCACGTATGCAGCATTGGCAAGCTCGGGGCCTTGCAGGAGTACCTGCTGGCGATCGTTGAGTCGGGATTCGGTGGTGAGAAGTGGCGCAAGGCCCGTGTGTGGTTGAAGTTCGTGTCAGGCCAGATCAACTTCGATGACGCCTCCGATGAAGTCCAGGCCATGAAAGTGAAGCGAGTGACAGATAGCTATTCCGAGAAGTGCGAAAAAGCGCTCCGTGTACAGGCCCGAGGTGAAAAGCTGGAGTGAAAGGTGCCACTAGATGAACGTAGTTGCCACTAGATGAACGTAGTTGCCACTAGATTTTCGTGACCTGCAAGTCACAACCCCAACAATAACAACAACTTAGGAAGCTAGTGGCAGGACGTGTAGGTCATTTGGGAAAATAGAATATAAGAATTTGGTTAGAGCATCAGGGGGTGTTGCTCCCTGGCGATCCTGTTTTCCGAAACGACCTACACGTCCTGCCACTAGCTTCACCTATATTGGCTTCACGGCCTAACGGCGCACTCAGGAGCACGATTAGAAAGTGCAGGACGTTTTGATCTAGTGGCAACTAGTGGCACCTAGTGGCACACCATGAGTGGGGGCACGGCCTTTCGCGGCAAGGTGGAAGGCGCGGCGCGGATGTGGTAGGATGCGGGAATGAAGAAATCAGAACTCGCACGAGTGGCGCCTGTGATGTTCGGGAGGCTTTTGTCTCTATTAGGCAAGGACAGATGGAAGGTGGAGCTTGTTGTCGGGCCTTGTTCGTCAACTGGGGCCTTTGCGGAGATTATGGTGCTTGGTGAGTACAGGTCGTGTAGCGTGACAGTGGATGATCGCATTATCAGAGACCGCTCCCACTTACTCCAGATCCTTGCCCACGAGGCCCTTCACGTCGGCCTCAGTGGACTAGAGCGCTTTTCGGACTCCATGATAGCCTATATGGGTGAAGATGGACCAGGAGTGCGCCTGCTCAACTCTGTGCTCGTCCAGGGCATAGAGGAAGCTGTCACCACGCTTGAGGACTTGCTAGTGTTCAACTACCGGGAGAAACATGGCGCCTGAGCACCTGCCTGAGGAACTAGACCACAAGCCCACAATGGACGAGCTGGCCTTGATGCGCCACAGGATCATCGAAGACATCGGCAAGTGGGTGGCGAAGGGCTACCACCTCTACGACGCAGCAGACAAGGCAGGCATGCCACGCGCCATCGTCATCGCCAACCTCTCCAACCCAGAGATCCGCAAGTGGTGGGAACTGAGCCGAGACCGCAAGATCATTCGAATGCCAGACTGGACGCCCGGCGTGGAGGACATCAGAGTCCACAGTGTGCGGGCCCTGGACGCATGCGGACTCAAGGACAAGCTCGCCGTGATGACTTCCCTGGCCGACCCCACCACAGAGGAAGGTCAAGAGACTCTCCTCAAGCTGGCCGCGCTTCAGGTTAAGTACATGCCAAAGCAGGTGCACCAGAAGACAGAGAAGGTGGACACTGTCGATCCCTCCGAGGCCCTGGCTGAGCTTCAGCGCCTGAGGGAGGAAAGACAGGAAGCACAGGACTTACAGGATAGAGCCAATGATGCGAACTTCGAGGGCCTAGATGAGTGAAGACATCCTAAGGGAGATTGCAATCGAGAAGGCCGCCCTATTCGAGCTGAAGACAGACAAGATTCTCAACACTGTCTGGACGGCCAAACAGAAAGAGTACCTCAATGGAATGTGGCTTGAGCGAATCATCAGTGGCGCCAACCAGTGCGGGAAGTCCGAAGTGGTTGTGGCCATTGGGGCTATGCACCTCACTGGCAGATACCCTGATTGGTACCGAGGTCCGCGTTACGACCGTCCAGTTAGGATGGCTTGCGCTGGAGTCACTGCGCAATCGACGATCGAACTCCTGACAGACAAGCTCTTCGGCCCCATGAACGATCGCGGATCGGGCTTCCTTCGTAGGTCAGACTTCGCCGACAAGGACTTCAACTACGTGGGTGGGGGGCGGAAGGGACAGATCGGAGACATGCTGGTCAGGCACTCGTCTGGCGGCATGAGCACACTCCGCGTCTTCTCTTACGATCAGGGCGCCCGAAGAATTCAAGGACGCACCCTGGACGTGATCATCATCGACGAGGCCCCGAAAGAGGAAGTGTTGGAGGAGATGAGCCAGCGCACCAACGCCACCATGGGCTACCTCTACCTGGGCATGTGTCCGAAAGAAGAAGAGGCCGACCTCCTGGTTGAGCTGTTCGAGGACTGCCCCAACAAGGAACTGCGCCACGTTGTCTACTACGGCGTTGACGACGCCACCTGGATGACATCAGAGCAGCAGCAGATGATCAAGGACAAGAACCACGGCTCTCCCTTCTACGAGGCTTCGGTGAATGGCCGGCCCCTCTCGAAACAGGGAATGATATTCAGACTTCCGCAGGAACATTACACAGTGGAGCCAGAGAGTGGGGAGGGGGAGGCGATCATCGGACTGGACTTCCCTCACACCACGGGCCCATTCGCCGCAGTGAAGGTGGTGAAGGTGGGCGAGGCGTATATAGCCGTGAAGGAATGGAAGTGCGCTCGACTCACACCCGAGGAGAACGCTCAGGCCGTGCTGGCTATGGGCGGCCACACCATCCCTGTTTCTTGGCCTCATGACGGCGGGAGGGTGACAGGCGATGGCTCCACCACCGCTGAGGTGTACAGGGGCTTGGGCCTGAACATGCTCCCAATGCCGGCCCACATGATCGGCGCGGACGGCAAGAAGCACAACTCAGTGGTGGCAATCATCGAGAAGGTGTGCCTGATGTTGGCCAACGGCACCCTCAAGGTCACCTCTGATTGCCCGGCCCTGCTTAGTGAAATGGCCAGGTATCGGTTCAAGAAGGGCACAATGACCAAGCGCAAGAGGGCCGACGACCACCTCACAGACGCTCTGTTCAAAGCCATGATGATGGCTGAGAGATTCTCAGGAACGGGAATGGCCCCACCCCCACTCGATCCACGCAGCAATGAGCTTGCTAACTACCTCTCAAGTGGCTACAATCTGTTCGGTCGCAACAAGCCAAGGAGATTTTTCTGATGTCCATAGAGTTGATGAAACAAGAGCACGAGTGGCTGAAGTCACAGAGGCAGCCGTTTGACCAGATCATCGAGGACATTCAACAGCTGGTCCTTCCATGGCGCGGAGACATCACCACAGAGCTAGACGCCGACTTCGATCGGATCAGCTCGGCTTTCGATGCCACGGCCGTGAATGCCCTCGACGCCCTCACCAGTCACCTCTCAGGAACAATCTTCCCCCCAAGCGACAGGTGGCTGCGAATGCGCTCCACCAACCAGGCCGAGAACGAAGACAAGAAGATCCGTGACGCCCTCGACGCAGCGTCCGACGAGATCATGGCTGCCCTGGACGACAGCAACTTCTACATCACGATGTCCATATGGTTCAAGGACTTGGTTGGCATCGGTAACGCCTGCATGCTCGTCCAGCCCAGAGACGAGCGACTCAACCCGAGCGGCTCACTCTTTGGCGGCGTGGACTTCGAGGCCGTGCCCTACGCAGGGGTGTGGCGCCACCTCGATCGCAATCGCCGGGTGCTGATGCTCTCGCGCGAGTTCAAAATGACACCCATCGAGTCCAATCGCTTCTTCACCATACACACGCGCGAAGGCAACGAAGAGGCCACCTATATCAACCTCGTGAAGCCCAACAAGGCCGACACGGGGTGGGACTCGTTCTGGTGGATGAAGGACGGGGAAACCCTCATTCAACATGACGAGCTGGATATCCTGCCTTACGTGCCAGGCGTGTGGGACGTGACTGACGGACAGAACTACGGCTACGGTCGGGGTCACTTGGTGCGCTCAACAATTGCGGGAATGCAAGAACTTGCGCGCCAGACCTACCAAGCCGCCGGACGCGAACTCAACCCTCTCTTGGCAGTGGAGCACGACAGCTTCATGAACATGGACGCTGCTGGGAACGGGATGCTCACCCTCAAGCGCTCAATCACCCGAGACCCGTTCTTCCTCACTAGCGGATCGAACTTCGCAGCGGCAGACCAGATCCGGCGCCTCGATCGGGACCAGGTGAACATCGCGTTCTTCGCTGATGCACTCCTAGAGCCAGACACCCAAGAGAGAAGTGCGGAGGCGTCAAGGGCAAGACAGGCCCGCCTCGCAGTGAGGATGGCTGGCCCCTCCCAAGGAATCGCCCGCCACCTCGCCACCATCATGGAAACAGTGGCAGCGATGATGCTGAAGTCGGGCGGGCTCAAGTCGCTAGAGGGAATCCGCTCAGTGAAGTTCTCGTTCCAGTCGCCGTTCTTCACGGCCCTCAAGCAGTCCACAGCCGACCGCGTGTCGAACTTCGTGGCAGAGCAGGCGCAACTCGCGTCACTTCTCCAGAACCCAGAGATGCTTGACATGATCGACATTGAGCAGGCCTCAGTGGTGATCGCAGAAAACTCAGACGTTCCGAGCAAAGTAATACGCAGCGAAGAGAGCCTCACTAAAATAAAGCAACAAAGGGCTCAGGTCGCCGCTGAACAACGCTCTAACGAAGCAGCCAAAGCAGGGAATCAGCCACAGCAGCAGGGTTTAGATGCGACCATTGCGCTCGAAAGGAATCTCCCCAGCGTTGGATAATCAAAGCCCCCTCACTCAGCTCGATCGTCAGTTGGGCCTTGCGCTCGACAGCAAACAGGGCGAGCTGATCCTCGATTGGCTGAAGTCCGTCACGGGCTTCAACGCCACCCTACCAGCAACAAACGACGCCGGAGAAGCAGACCAGGGCATGACCATGTTCCAGTTCGGCCAGCGATCCGTGTGTCACAAAATCATGCTCATCAAAGAGCACCTACGGAATGCGAGCAAAGATGCCGATTGATCTCCCGGAGAACTTCGAGGCACCAGAGGACTTCGCCAAGTACGAGGACACCGCGGCCCTCGCCAACGCCTACCGCCATCTAGAGAAGAAACTTGGATCGATGTTGCCCACACCCACCACAGAGGAGGGCATGTCAGCACTCATGACGAAGCTCGGCGCCAAGGACAGCCCTGGTGAGTACAACGTCCCGATCGGTGTGGATCCCAAGGCCGTTGAGAACTTACGTGACTTTGCTGTCAAGGCACAGCTCACCCAGGAGCAGTTCAACAAAATGGCAGAGCAGACCTACGAGAAAGACGTGGCCGCAGTGGGGGCACGCAATGAAGCAGTGTCCCGTGTGCAGGCTGAGTACGGAGACAAGTTCGAAGAGGCCCAGGCTCGGGTGGCGCGGGCCCTGCAAATTCTTGGACCAGAGAAAGCAGCGGCCTATGACGCAAACGACCCCGCCATCTTCAGACTCCTCGACACCCTCGGAGCCCAAGCCGGAGGCACCACGCAAGCGGCCCCGCAAGCGCAAGCGGCGCCCATTGACAGCTTCGATCCACACTCCGTCGCAGCAGAAGGGCGGAAAATCATGAACTCCGACGCCTTCCAGGACAGAAACCACCCCGAGCACCAGCTGGCGCGTGAAGAGTACGGCAAACGAGCCTTCACTCTCATGCAGAAGGGCTTCGAAGGTGTCTACGACGCCAAGTTACAGCCCGCGGCGGGCATGTTCGGCTAGAAACGCGGGAACTTCGCACCTCGCACGAGCACGCTGAGCCCCTGGGGAGACCTGGGGGCTCTTTTAGTGGCCAGATTATGACCACCCTGGGCCTTGACAAAGAAGTGGGAAGTGGTTACTATCTAGCCACTGGGTAGCCCTCTCGGCGGGTCCAGCCACAGCCGGGGCTCTGGGCGAGCATAGCCAAGCGCGATCCTTTCGGGGGCAGTCAAGCGAAACGGTGGCAGACCGACTCTGCTGTTGCTTCTCTAAGTTGTTCTCTCGAAAGGACATACAAAATGGGCGCTCCCTACGGCGGAACGTGGCCCGTCTCAACCTCCGGCACGAATCCAACGACCAATGTCGATGCGACTTCGTACCTCCAGTTCTTCAAGGTTGCCTACAGCGACCAAATCCGCCTCAAGTCAATGCGGCTGGACTCCCAGCTGGCAGCGATCTTCGAGAAGGAAGCCCTCCGCGGCAACCCGCTCGTGATCCATCAAGTCAAGCGAGTCGAAGAGGGCTTCGGCTTCTTCGGTGACGCGGACGCCGCCACTCCTGACTCCACTCTCCAGAAGAACCACAACCGCGGACAGCAGCTCGTGTACAGCGCCGTCCCGACTGAGACTCGTGAAATTCTTCCTTCTTTCTGGAACAAAGCCCAACTGTTCGACCCCCGCGATGAGCTTGCTCTCATGCGCGCCGTGGGTCCCGACAGCAACTTCCAGCGCTCCATCATGGGCGCGTTCAATCGCAAGGTCGATAAGGTCATCGTCCAGGCCATGGACTCCGACACCACCGTGGTTGATGGTAGTGCCAAGACCTACGTGAACGATGGCGGGCTCCAAACCGGAGTGCACAGCGCCGAGCCTGATGTCTACACTGGCGCCGCTCCTGGCACCACGGCCGACATCACCCTCATCGGTCTCTCCACCACCAAGCTCCTCGACGCTCGCAAGAAGCTAGAGCTTGGCGAAGCGATCAGCCCGGGCGATCGCCTTGTCTGTATCCTCTCCCCGCGTCAGCATCACATTCTCCTCGCGAACGACACGAAGATCCAAAACTTCGACTACAACGCCTCCAACCCACTCGGCAAAGGCGCGGTCTCGGAGTGGCTCGGCATGGACTTCATTGTCACCACCGCGATCGAAGAGATTGATGCAACCGGCAAGGGTGCGTCTCTTGATACCGATCCGTTCAGCATCGCAGTGAGCGAGATCGGCGGCGGCGCCACTGGTGAGTACGTTTTCGTATGCACCCGTGATTCCGTGCTTGTCGGCCTCGATCCTGTCCAGGTGAAGTTCGACATCATCCCCCAGTTCCGTCACTCGCTCCAGGTTGCTCACTACTCCAGTGTTGGCGCCGTGCGGCTTGATGGTGCAAAGATCGTCCGCATTCAGTGCTCCACTGCAACGACTGCGTAATCGATCGGCTTGGTCCCCACACTTGGGGGCCAGGCCTCTTTTTCTGATTGGAGCAGCATGTCAGGACTCAGCAACTATGCACGACACAGCATGCTCAGGTCACTGGTTGGTTTGGCTGGCACACCAGCACTCACAACCTACGTGGCTCTACTCACCGCCCTCCCCACCACAGACGGCGACTCAGGCGGCGGCACCCTCTCTAGCGTGGGCGCCGTTGAGTGGACACTGGCTCGCAAACTCGTGAACACAGAGGCCTCCGCCACCTCCCCGTACTGGCTTCGGGCCTCGGGTGTGAACGGGGGATGGAAGATGTCAAACTCAGGCGTCATCACATGGTCGGCAGCAGACACGACGGCACTCTCGGCGGACACAACCATACTTGGCGTGGCTGTCTACGATGCACTCACGGGCGGAAACCTTTGGGCCTGGGAGCCTCTAGACCAAGAACGAGTAGCTGTCGTGGGTCAGGCAGTGGAAATTGGCACAACCAAAATACAGGTAAGGATGTTCGGAGATGTCACATGAAAAGCCCCGGGGCGAACTCAAGGTGAAGTTCGTCGTGAAAGACAAGGGCGGCAAAGTGATCCAGGAGGGAGACACAAATGGCAAGCGGTAAAGGAGCCACGAGGAGCAACCTGGCACTGGACTACCTTCTCAATGTCGGCTCTCCCACGCGCCCCGGTGCCACCAATGCACTCAGGGTGGCGCTGTGCATGACCACCGACCCGAGCGCATCGTCAACAGCCACAGGCCTCACTGTCGGCTCTGGCTACACTGCGGGCGGGGAGCTGATCGTGTTCGCTACGGCTGCGTCACAGTCTACAACGGGCGACACAACCGCCGTGATCTCATGGACCAATTCGAGCGGGTCAAGCTGGGTGGTCACGGGGTTGATTGTGCATGACGCAGGAGCATCACACCCGGCAGAGGGCGACATGATATATTTTGATAGCTCATTCGACGTGACTATTCCAAATGGCGCGAGTCTTGAGATCGGCATCAGCGGCGTCACTGCCACGGAGGCCTAGTGGAGATCCTGTTGATCGCAGAAGACCGCAACGGCTACGTGGTTGGAGACATCATAGCCATCAATCCCGACGGCTTTGAGTGGGGACGAGAAGAGTACGCGGACCCGCTCTTTGACATCATCTCGGTTCCTGACGCGCAGATGGGCGGGAGTGTAACGGCGGCCCGAGCGCAATACCTTCATCAACTCGAAGGGCCGAGGATTGCGCCGGAGGACACCGACAACCCCGAGGCCCCTGGCCGCCCGAACTTGCTTCGACGATCTAGATTCCGATTCCAGGGCCGCAATCTTCGTGAGGCGACTCGCGGAGGTACGGACAGTGCGCCAATTGTGAATGAGATCCACCGCAGGCAAGTGACCAGGACCAGGCCAGTGCAGCCTGTCGCACGGAAGCCACGCGAAGTCCGGAGGCTCTAATGGCAACCGTCGTCACAAAAACTGTCAAGCCTGGTGGCGGCGGGGACTACACGTCTCTCCAGTCGTGGGAGTCTGCCAACCAGAAGAACTTGGTTAGCGCGGACGAAATATCTCGCGCCGAGTGCTACGCAGGTGGAAATCTCCTGTCTGCCAATAATCTTGGGATTTCTGGTTGGACCACGGACAAGACTCGATACATCGACATCGTTGCTGCGGACTCGCACGCGCACCGGAGTACGGGCGTGTTCGACGACGGCTATGCGTACATGAAGTCAACCAATGGCAGGCTCGCGACGATCTCAGAAGACTGCAAGATCCGCGGAATACAGTTGTACTCCTCTGCGAACACGGCCTACCAAAATGGATTGTATGTCAACCTCGGGTGCAACTACTTGACTGTGGATCGTTGCTTCGCCTTGTTCGAGAACAACTACACAGGGAACAATGATACCGGGATGTTCCGTGGTGCGAATACGGCTACTGGTCAAGAAAAGCTGATGGACATAACGAATACCATTTGCTTGATCGACCATCAGGCCAGCTCCACGAACATGATGCAGACGATGCAGTTCTACATGGCGTTCGACGGAACGATTACGCAGACTCTAACTCTCTACAACAATACATTTATTAACCCGCCTGGGTCTGCCGCTGCTGGTTCTCGCAACACTCAGTATGTTCGAAACACAGGATCGAATGGTGTTTCCGATAACAACTACTGCCACGGGTCTTCGACCGGGATGTACCAAACAGCGAGCGGCTCGACGTGGACCAAGGGCGCAGCGGACTCAAGTTCGGACACGCAGGTCACGACGGTGGCTCTACAGAGCGTGGCCTACTCAACAACCAACTTCACAAACGTGACTGGTGGCAGCGAAGACCTCACGCCGAAGACCGGCAGCGCACTCACAAACGCAGGAACAGACCTTAGTGCCAAGACGCCATCCGTCACAGAGGACATCTTCGGTACAAGCCGCGCTCAGGGGTCTGCATACGAGATCGGGGCGATCGAGCCACAGGTTGACGCACTGGCGCTTGCCGACGGCCTGATATCTTACTGGAACCTTGACGAGACAAGCGGCACCACACTCATCGACACAAAGGGCAGTAACGACCTCACCAAGACAGGCACAGCAGGCGCCATCACCCTTGGCGCCACTGGCAAGTTCAGTGGTGGTGCAGACTACGACAAGTCCATCGACTCGACAGCGGACATGAGCATAGCCGTTGCTGACTACGTGGGCCTTGACTGGAACGACTTCACTGTCTCGTTCTGGGTGAATCAAGACGATCTCACAAACAAAACATTCGTAGCAAAGACAGGCAGCGGCAGCAATTGGGTGTTGGAGTCCTGGAACAGCCTAGGAAAGCTCAACTTCTACGCGAATGGTGCTCCCGCTGGCTCCACTCGATGGGACTGTCAGAGCAGCGGCGTTGTTGGCACTGGCATGCGTCACGTTGTTGTGTCTAGGGAGCGACTGTCAGCCAACGGCACAACTGGCCTCAAGATATACATCGACGGTGTGCAGGGAATAACCGCAGCCATATCTGGCAACACCGACTCGATAAATGCCAACGTGAATGACCTTCAGATTGGCAATGGCGGATCTTATTCAATGCTAGATGCGGCCATCATTGACGAGATTGGGTATTGGAACAGGGCACTCACGCAGGCCGAAGTTGACGACATCTACAACTCTGGCAGCGGAAAAACGTACAGCGCCACGTCTGACTCGTTCGTTGAGATCCTGAGCGAGGTCGCGTCAGTGTCTGGCTCCTCCTCACTCAGTGCCACGATGAAGTTGATCATGTCATCAACCATGGCAGGATCTTCGTCGTTGGTGGCAAAGCAACTATTCAAGCCAGCAGTGAGCGGGATTGGTGCTCTCCAGGGCCGGTGGTGTCTCAACCCGATCGACTCCTACCCTGTGATCAACGCCAACAGCTTCGACCTAGTTTGGTCGAACACGGCAAAGTCATCGCAGAGCTTCACTGGCGATGGTCAGAAGGTCGGCAGCGTCACGTTTTATGGGCATGTGGCAGGCACCCCGCCAGGCAACCTGACGTGCTCGATCTACGCGCACTCAGGCACCTTCGGGACCAGCAGTGTGCCCACTGGGTCGGCCCTCGCCACCGCAGTGAACTCAATCTCGCCAACGGACATCGATGACGTTCTATCTCCAGACCCCTTCCTTGGCTTAAATGGCGAAATCAAGTTCATCTTCGACGGCACCTTCACTGTCGTGAACGGAACGAAATACACAGTGGTTGTCGAGGGGCCGCTCGGCACGATCAGCAACACCTACAGACTCAGCACAGACACGACCTCGCCCACGCACGGGGGCAACGCAGCACAGAAGACGGGGTCGTCGTGGGTGCCCGTTGCCACCAAAGACTACTGCTTCTGTGTAGGTGGCCAATACACACTCACGGGCCTGTCTGTGATTGCTGGATCTAGTAGCTTCTCAAGCCCACCGCGTGTTATCATGTCCTCGTCAATCGCGGGCTCTGCAGCACTGTCGGCAGTGGGCGCGGCGACCCAGAACATAGAAGCAAACTCAGACGAGTCGAGCATACTGTTCAGCTCACCTTACTTTGAAGGAGACGAAGTGGCGATCGAAGGAATCTGGAACACAGCACTGGTTCACCTTGGCGCTCCGATTGTCGCATCAACATCTGACACGACCTCGGAAGCCATCTTGATCAACGCAATCTGGGAGGACTTCTGGGAGGAGTTCCTCACTGACCACAGCTGGAACGGGGCCAAGACCACCCTCACTCTTTCCAAGCTAGTTGACGGGGCCGGGGCCGCTGTCACACCACCCGAGCGATGGAGCTACGCCTTCGCGCTCCCGTCCAACTACCTGCAGGCGATCCGAGTGAACGGTCGCGCCATGCAGCCCGAGACCAACACTTTCGTCGAGATCGAAACAATCTTGATCGACGCAGTCTACACGAAGGCGCTGTTCACGAACGACGCCACCTGCGATCTTGAGTACCTGTTCGACGTGGGGAACCAAGTGAGTCTGCTGAAGCCCAAGGTGAGACAGGCGTGTGGCATGCTGCTCGCCGCAAGGATAGCTGGTTCGTTCGGCAAGAATGAGGACGAAATCCGCGGCATTGTGAAGCGGGCCGAGAACATGCTGGCAGACGCTAGAGCCATTGACGGCCAAGAGAACACCTCGCAGTTCTTCGCAGAGCAGCCGCTCCTCACTGCTAGGTCCAGACGTGGAAGTGGGCGCCGATGAGTGATCGCTTCCTTCTACCTGGCTTTCATCGCGGTGTGGTGAACCCTGCGTGGGCAGCCAAAGCGGCCAGCAAAGAACAGGGCCTGGGAGTGAGTGCCGCCGACAACGTGGTGCTCGACCCAGACGGCTCACTCTCTCGCAGGCCTGGCACTGTTCCCTTCAGATACGTGCCGGGGAGTGGGCCTGTCGCCAACCCAGTTCGGGTGTTTGGCTACAGGGTGGGCACTCAAGAGCTTGCTGTCGTCCTGACCTTCGACGACACCACAGTGGCCAACAGGGTGATAAGGATCTTCCAGCTCACCGGTGGGGCCTGGTCCACAACTCCTATCAACTGGCGTGAGAACAACACCACCGACGGCAGGGGTCAGTTCCCTCCGTACATGGACACCTCCAGCGCCACCTCCACAACCGACGAGGCGCACTGGTTCACCGAGGCCGACGCCCACGAGATCCATTCGTTCCAGCACGAGGAGGACTTCTTCCTTGCTCACCCGGACCATCCCACAATCAGGATCAGGCTTCAACGTGACGGCGTGTGGGACTTCGATCCTTACTACATGGAGCGCAACCCGCCGGAACTCAATGGTGTGAGAACCGGAATCTCTTACTCGATAGTGTTCAACGCAGTGGTTGACTACACAGTCACGTCGAGCCGGCCTCTCTTCAAGCCAGAGCACTCACCTGGTGTCGATCCAATTTCTGGCACGCCCCCCTCGGTAGTGGCCTATGATGGCACAAACAGCTTGAAGCCAGGTGCCATTTTCAGGTTTGGCGACATCAACATCACAGAGACATCGTCAGGCGACCCGCAGCAGTCACACGGCACGTTCTGGGTGTTGCAGTTGTCGGAAAGCTCAACCAAGGCCAACATCAGCCCGATCTTCAACATGGCAAACCCGAGTGTTGGCGCCGGGGCCCAGACCTACTCAGGCCTTGACATCACGTCAGAGTCATTCGCAGGGCCATGGATCCCAACAGGCGAAACGCGCACTGCCATATCGTTCCTCTCAACACACAATAGTGGGAAGATCCTGTCTGGCGCCGCGGCTGCTGGGTTCCTACCAAAAGACAACGGAACGATCGTCGTGGCCCCAACACACCAAACGGCCTACTTCGTAAGGGAGGTGGACGCGGGAGCAGACACTGTTGAGCTTGTGAATGTCGGCAAGGACGTGACGGTGAGTGGCACCAGTGGCACCTTCGAGATGTACAGGGCGCCTGATCCGTTCTTTTATCTCACCGAACAGAACTCTGGGTACAGCGGTGGTGGCGTTGACGCGTGGTGCATTGGCAACAGGCCCATCCCAGACAACCACGACACAAACTTCGTTGACGTGGCCTGGCTGCGGCCCGAGGGGTTCTCTTCTGCGTCTGACCAAGACGTGGGCGGCGCTGTGTTCGTTGGCGGCAGCATCATGCGGTGTGACGC